TTATGTTGCTAATAATGATAATATTCATAAAAAAATTAATACATTTTGTAAAAAATATAACATAGATGAAAATGTTGATGATACTATTGAACCTGATATTTTATATTCAAAGAATTATAAATTAGAAGTATCAAGAATATGTGAAGGGGATAGTAATGAATATCAAAATATAGATGAAGAAATTATAAGCAAAAAATCCTATGCTAGTGATATTGAAAAGAATAAACATAAAAGTATGGAAGATGTAGATTGGGGTGATCATTGTATTCGTAATGCTGTATGCAGTATTCATGAATGGTTTTGGGTATATAATAAAAATATTGGGACTGAAAAAAATAAAAAGGAACAAATTACTACTATTTTAAGAAAAATTCAAATAATTCCAATTAATCCGTGTGGGAATTCTAAATATAATAAATTTTTATGGGACAAACAATTTAGAAATTTAAAGGGTGAATTAGAATTTATCCCAATAAAAAATAATTATAGATCTCAAAAAATACATAAATTCATTAAAACCACAATGAAGAATATTCAAAATAAATTATCCAAGATACGTAATGATGAAAAATTAGATTGTGTTTGTGTAATTGAAAGTTTAATATTATGGCATATGATTGATATATTTTTAAACAAAGGATATGCTAGTTTTGGATACACCAAATTACATAATATCATTGAGATATATGTAAAGAGTTGTAATTCTAATAAAACGCATCAAAACAATTGTATATGTGATAAGTTTATAGACTTTGAGGATTGCGATCAGAATAAAATTGTATCGCATTATGATCGAATAAAAAAACTTGAATTTTTGTTAGAAACATTTGAAACCACTTATAAAGAAAAATATCCAAATACAACACAATTTGAATGGAATATACACCAACAAGTAGAATTAGAAGGTAATACAAATTTTAATATATATAAAAAATATGACCATTTTATAACCACGGATAAACATATTATTTCTCTAATTATTAAACCTAAAATAACTATGGATATTGATGATATTATTTTTGAAACAGTTTTGGATAATTATTTAATATTGAATAGTAAACCAGATAAAAATGTTCATAAAAAAATTAATGACAAACAATTTCTGTCAGTATTAATATCCTTAGATTTAGATGAACCTATATTTATAGAGTGGGGTGATTATATTAAAAATAATATTTTATTTAAAGATGCAATAAAAAAATCATTATTAAAACATTACAAACAAAATAATCATAATATATATAATTTTTATAAATTTTGTAAGAAAGAAAAAGAAGAAACAGGAAGTAAACTTAACTCAATTAAATATACTATTACAGAATTAAAACACGAACGATATAAAAATTTACCATCCTATATTTTGGAATATTTTAATAATCTGAAGGGACGATTAAAACAGCAAAAAAATAAAAAAAAATGGTTAAATGAAAATGTAGAAAATGAAAAAAAATTCATAGAAAGTCTTGATGAAGAATTAACAGAATCAATTAATAGTTATTTGGGTATTGAATTTGAAAATGATATTGGAGATTATTAATAATTAAATAAAACCTCATAATAAAACCTCATAATAAACCTCATAATAAAATCTCATAATAAAATCTCATAATAAAACTCATAATAAAAATCTTTAAATAAACTTTTTCAAAAATCTTTGAACCTTTGAACCTTTGAACATTTAAAACACATTTAAATAATATGTGTATATATATATATTATGGCGTTTACAAAAAATAGTGAAAAACTTATTAGTTATTTTTTAAATGATATAAGTTTATACTCAAAAAAGAGAACTATTAAAAATCAAAAACAATGTGATAATATATTTAAAATGATACATCAAGATATTTATATTAATGATAAATATGTCACACATTTATATAAAAAGGATAAAATTCAGTTTGAGTTCAAGGAAATAGTTAATTTTAATCAATTAGGATATCAAGAATTGTTTGACAGTAATTTTGTTGATAAAAGATGTTATGACTATGTAAAAAATAATATTGTAGGTGTTTTTACATTATCAACGAATATTTCTAATTTAAAGGTGAAAATAAATTATGCGATCTATAATAACAAAGAATTTAATAGATTAAAAAAATTAGAAAAACTTCTTTTACATGCTTTAAAAATAGTAAGATTCTGTAATTTATATAGAAAAAATGAAACGGTAAAATCTATCAATATTTTATTACATTTGACCCCCATTTTGAAGAAATTACCTACAAAAAATACGGATATTTTAGGTCCAAATAATTGCAATAGTGCTGTTACGTTTGCGTGTGCGAGTGAAGGAGAATTACTTATTTATAGAGAAGAAGAGTGGAAAAAAACGCTTATTCATGAATTATTTCATTCACTGTGTTTGGATTTTTCACTGATAAATTATAGTAAATTAAAAGATAATATCGAGGATATTTTTAAAATTAAAAGTGAATTCTTGATAAGTGAGGCATATTGTGAATTTTGGGCAAGTATACTAAATTGTTGTTTTTGCTCATATTCCTTTTTAAAAAATAAGAATAATTTGGATGATTTTATTTTATATGCTGAGTTTGGTATTTACATAGAAAAGATTTTTTCTATATATCAATGTACTAAATTACTTGATTTTATGAATTTAAAATATGAGCATTTGTGGAAACAGGATAAAATAAGTGAAAGTTATCGTAATATATTATATAAGGAAACGACGAATGTGTTTTCGTATTATATATTAAAAATGATACTATTACAGTTTAGTGACGAGTTTTTAATTTGGTGTAATTTAAATAATACAAATACGTTGAATTTCGATCATAATGAGATTTTATTCAATAAGTTTTTTAAATTCATAAACAAGTATTATAAAGAGAAACACCTATTGAAAAATATAAGTCAAATGGAGGATAAATTACATGATCATTCAAAGGATAATATACTATGTCAAACGATGAAAATGACTATATGTGACTATTTTATAAAGGGATAAATATAATTTGGAGATATTAAATTGAAATTATTATACATACATAATAGTTATGTATAATAAAATAACATAATGGGTGTTAAACTCTTATCAAAACTATTGAAACAAGAATGCGATGAAGCAACTGAAAAGTTGCATTTATCACAACTATATGGGAAGAAACTGTGTATAGATGCAAGTATTTATTTATATCGGTTTAAATCGAATGATTCTTTATTGGAGAGTCTATATTTAATGTGTTCGTTATTTAGAACGTATAATATTGATGTTATTTTTGTATTTGATGGAAAACCCGGTGATGAAAAAAAAGAAGAAATAATTATTAGACGTGAAGATAGACATAATAAATGGGTTTTATATGATGAACTTAAAAAAAAAAATAATTTGACGGAGCAAGACAAAAACCAATTATATAAACTGAAAAGAACGTTAACAAAAATCAAATGGGAAGATATTGAAAAAACAAAAAATTTATTGGATTATTATGGTATAAAACACATTCAAGCCATAGGAGAGGCTGATAAATTATGTGCATCATTGGTGATAAAGAAAAAGGTATATGCTGTTTTGAGTGAGGATATGGATTTATTTGCATATGGATCATTAAATGTTATTAGATATTTAAGTCTTGTCAACCATACGTGTGTTATCTATAATTATAAACAAATTTTAAATAAACTGAATATGAATACAAATGAATTTAAACTATTATGTACATTAGCAGGAAATGACTACTTAAAAAATAATAAAAATATATTCCATTACTTTGTATTGCATCAAAAATTAAAAAAGAAAAAAATAAATATAAGTTGGTTAGAATGGCTTATTGCAAATGAATATTTACATGATATTGATATAACTGATATTATAAAAACAATGGATTTATATACTTTAAATAGTAATGAATTATGTAAATATAAATATTTTGTTATTAAAAATACACGGTATGATAAAGAAGGGATATTGAAAGTACTTCAACAAGAGAGATTTATTGTGTAATTATAGATCTTGAATTAAGTTATTTATACTTTTTTTAAATAAAAGTACATATTAATGGAATTGAATGTAATGTCATGGAATGTAAATTTTATACATGATAAATGGTCTAATAGATTAATAAATATAAATAATAGATTAGAAAAAGAAATAAAAAAAACAGATTTTATTTGTTTACAGGAGGCAACGTTGCCTTTTACCGATACATTTTCAAGCGTGTTTAATTGTTTAAAAGGTACAGATTTAAAATATTTTCCGAGCCAAGAAGTATTTTTAGAAAAAGAATATTTATATAAAATTTTAAAAGGGTATTTTCCCAGATATAAAAAATTTATTATTTTTATTTTTGAAAAAATGATGGATAAATTATTATATTTGTGTTGTTTATTTAATAGTCATTTTGGAGAAAGAATTAAAAGATTATATTTTGATCATCCTTTTATAGTCATTATTTTAACAATATTTTGTCCAATATTATTTATAGGTCAATGGATGTTTTTTGGTATGTTAAGTATAGCAAATCCAAAAATTCCATGTAAAATTAAATGTAAATATGTGGGTAGGATAGTACAATATATTTGATTTTGTATATAATAAAAAAAAATAATATTGGTGAATGTGCATTTAACACCCGGTAAATCTCAAAAAAGTAAAGGTAGGCGGAAAAAAGAGATAAAAAAGATAATAGAATTTGTAAAAGAAAATCCAAACGTAATATTATGTGGTGATTTTAATTCATTGCCAAATTCTAGAATTATTAAGTATTTAAAAAAGTCAGGATATACAAATTGTGGAAAGATTATACATAAAAAAAATTTATATACATATCCCAGTGATAAACCAGAAAAATGTTTAGATTATTTTTTTATTAAAGGAGATATTAAAATAAAAAAATATGAGTTATTTGGGACTTATAATGAGACTGATCATAAGGGGATTAAAGCGACATTTATTATTTAAAGTTATTTTAATAAAATTTTATAGAAAACTAAATTTTATTAAATTTGATATTATTTATTGTACAACCTTAGCAACCTCCTTAGGCTTTGCCTTGGCAAAATGAGGGCTCATGTAACGCTGAAGGTTAAAGTATGTAAGTTCGTCCTCTTTCTTAAGTTTAAGAAGTTTGCGAAGTTTGGCATCGGCAAGAATAATACGACCATTCTTAGGATCCTGAAGTTTATGTTCACGGATATAAGAATTGATCTCACGAGTTACTGAAGTACGAGCCATTTCGGTTCCTTTCTCCTTTCCAAGGAAATTTGCAAGTTCAGAACTGATTTTGGTTGGTTTAACAAATCCACTAGGTGCGCGATTGCCACTTTTCTTTTTTTTCTTCCCTGCTTTGTGAGCAACCTTGAGTTCACGTTCTGTTTTTTTGGAAAGAATTCTTACTTGACTGGTAACACTAGTAAGTTGAGAACGGAGAGCACTCAATTGACCCAACAAATGAGTAAACTGATCTGAAAGAGTTGGATCTGTTGCTACAACAGGTGCTGCTACAGCGGGTGCTGCTACAACAGGTGCCGCTACAGCGGGTGCTGCTACAGCGGGTGCTGCTACAACAGGTGCTGCAGCAACTTGTGAGGCCTTGGCTTTAGAGGCTTTAGTCTTCGCGACTTTTGACGTAGAGGTTTTCGGTGCACTTTTCTTTGGCATATTATATCATAACTATGGGTCACTCTTTTAAGTCCTTTATAATTATATATATATAACTAACAGCATATCTGCTCTAAATAATATACGTATGTTTTAATATAGTACATTAATTTATAATTGCAAATGATTCATACAACCATGGTAACGAATTTGATGCATTAACACATACCATTGTAAGCGCTCCTAGTACATAATACACACCTAAAGATCTATCTTCTCGCGTTTCACCGCGAGAAATAAATATTTCTATAATTTCCAATATTTTTTTTTGCATTTGTTTTTTTTCTTGTGTTAAAATTAATGGAATATTAAATGTATAAAACGGATTACCTCTTATTGGTTCTACTTTTAGTTTAGTGGAGGTTGGTAATTGTGCTCTATAGTTCCATATGTCCAATAATTCATGTAAAAATGTTCTCAATAATCCTCTATTTAGATTTAAAAACCATTTGTGATCTGTAATAAACCCCAATTCATCTATTTTTTGAAATATCTCTAATGTTTTTAATTCTATTTTCTTTTCCGCAGATAATTCATCTATTTTATTGTCTATAACCATATTTAACGAATAACCCAATATTTTTGATAATCTAGATATGGTCTTTATATTATACATAATATTTTTTGGTAACAAGTTACGATTATAAGGGTTTTTTCTCTCCATTTTTTCTACAACAATCATATTGTATAATGAACATATATCAAACCCATAAATAAAATTATCGTTATCCTTATAACTAAAAAATTGAGGATCAGGTATATCTTTGAGATATTCTAATGTAAAAAAATCTGTTTCATTTGTACAATCTCGTGTTATATATGCGGGACCTCTCAATCTATTTAGTTTTCTTACTATATGACCTCTAAATCTTTTTTGGATCTTTTGCACATAAAAAGATAATTTAAGAAAATTATAACAGGCATTTGTTAATTCTTTTTTATTTCCGCTCGATTTCTGATTATAATGTTTACATATATTTTTTAATTGTAAGACATTATAGTTTTTTACTATAATTTGATTGAATTGAGAAAATTGAAGCATATGAAAATCATCTTGTGGTATTTTTTTTCTTTTTTTTGAAATTAAATCATTTACATCTTTGTATAGTGTTTTAATATACGATTTAAAACTAACTTTTTTCTTTTTATAAAATATTTTCTTTATTTTTTTATTTTTTTTATTTATATAGTTAATATTATTTAGATTATTAATATCATTTATATTATTAACATTACCAACAGTGATCATATAACTTATATATGTAGTTGAGACTTTAATTAATTTTTAATAATCTTATTATTTTTTCCATTTCCTATTTTTTTTAAAACTATATGAAAATTGATTTAAAAAATCTCTAACATATTCAGATTATATTATTATGTCTTCTAGTCTTATTACGAAAGCAAAAAACTTTGATGGGTCACTCCACACTTATGATGAACCGGTTGTAGATACTCGCGGTGGTAAATCAGTGAGAACTAAATACCAAACACAACCTTTGAATATCCAAATTCCATGGATGCTTACATGGGGTGTGAATAAATGGGAGGATGACAATTCAGATCGCTGTAAATATGATGCTTCTCTTCAGTTTGACCCTCATAAAAGTGATACTCAGCAAAAATTTCTAGATGAAATGAAAAGATTTGAAGAAAAGATTAAACAAGACGCGGTTATTAATTCTAAAAAGTGGTTTGGCAAAAAAATGACTTACGATGTCGTAGATGCTCTCATGTTTCCTATTCTTAGATTTCCTAAGAATAAGGAGAGTGGTGAACCAGATGAAAGTCGTAATCCAACTCTTAAATTGAAGGTTCCATTTTGGGAAGGTAGATTTAATGTTGAGGTATATGATGTAAATAAAAAACCACTTTATCTTCCACCAGCTTATGGTAAAGAAGGAAGCGGTAATCAAGCGCCAGATCAAGATAATAGTGCCACGCCTGTTGATTTTATTCCAAAGGGATCATATGTCAAGGGTATTATTAGATGCAATGGGTTATGGTTTGTTGGTGGTAAATTCGGAGTAACATGGCAAATGCTTCAAATGAATTCTCGCCCACCTGTTCGCATTGTTGGAAGTGGAAAGTGTGCGATTGACGATGATAGTGACGATGAAGATTTTCTTGAAGAACTTGCTGCAAAAGAGGAACAAGATCAAATTAAACAGGAGGTTGAAGAAGAAGTTTCCGCTCAGGCTGTTGAGAGTGATGATGATGACGATGATGTGGTAGAAACAGCACCACCTTCTCCTAAAGCAAAAAAGAAAAAGGTAGTGAGACGCAAGAAAAAGGTTGTTTCTGAAGATGCATAAAGTTAATACTTTTAAGGAAAGAATTGATTAATTTTATAAAATTAAAAATTTGATTTTATAAAATTTTTTTTATAAAATTTTTTTTATAAATATTTTTTATATTAGTTTATTCTAACTTTTAATCAAAATCTTTTTCTTTTTTGATTTCTTATTTCTTTTAGATTTCTTATTTCTTTTTGATTTCTT